ATTTTAATTTTTCAATATAATCTATATCTTTAAATGCATAAATATGATTATCAGGTAATTTATTTCTTATTTCTTTCTCAAATATGATTGGTAGAATAGGACTTTCTAACTTAGAACTTAAATGATTACAAAATTTTTGATATAATAATCCATATGGACTTGTTGGAACAATTGAAATTTTCAAATCAGTATTATGATATGGATTTTTATGTGGATTTTCTTTCCATTTTTTAATGCATCTTCAATATTTAATTCTAAATTTGCAGATGAATTTATATTAGATATATCAATAAAATTTGTTCATGATATATTTTTAAATAAATCATAATACCCTACAAATTTATCTTTATTAATAATAAACCATTTTAATATTAAATTATAAATTCCATATTCACTAGTTGTTATTATTTGTAATTTATTATCATTTAATAAACGACCAGAGATATATAATTATTTTCAACTTTTGCTGTTTTTAACCAATTAATTATAGTATCTTTTTCATTTAAAAGTAATTTATCTGATTTTTTAAACAGATCCTTTTCTTTTTTAATATCTGCTTTACTCATTATATCTATAAATTAAATATATAAAAATATATTAACATTATAGTATAAATGAAAATACAATTTATTATTTTATTTATTTATTTAAATTCATGTATAGCTTTTAATAATAATTTACTACAATTAAATATGAAAACAAATACGGTATTGAATAATTTATCACCTATTCATAATAATAAGTTAAATTATTATTATAAACTAGCGAGACCTAATAGTTTAATTTATGAATTTGCTTTACCAATCACTGGGAGTTATTTAAGTACAAAAAAAATTGCGGTATTATATAATCCAAATGTGATATTAGTTGGTTTATTAAGTGCTATAATTGCAAGTAATTGTATGATAATAAATGATTATTATGATTATTTATTAGGTACTGATAAATTTAAAAAAGATAAAATTTTAAATCAAAAACTTCTTTTACCTAATGAAGTTTTTCATACATCAACTTATATAACATTGTTTTCATATTATTTAATTTCTTTAATTACAAACAATATGTCTAGATTTATATTATCAAATTCTATTATTTTAGGTTATTTATATACACAAATTTTTAAAAACTTCACTTTTGTAAAAAATTTTGTTGTTTCATTAATAATTTCACAATCAATTATTGTAGGGTGTTTAGTTGCAAATGGTGATTTCAAATTAATTATTCCATCTTTAACATATTTATTTAATTTAATTATGTGGCAAGAAATAATATTAGATATTAATGATATAGAAGGTGATAAGGAAAATAATATTCAAACTATACCTGTAAAATATGGTTATAAAACAGCAAATAAAATAGCTTTATGTTTTTTATTATTTGGAACTATATTACCTTATGGATTTTCATTACCATTTATTATGTTACAAATGCCTTTAATAATAATTAATATTCGTGTTATACAAAAAAAAGAAATTTTAACTAAAATAACATTAAAATTAGCTAACTTTATAATGTTACTATCTGGTTTATATATGTGTATATAAATAGTAAGATTATATTATATAATATGAAAATAATTGGTCATCGTGGTTTAGTTTCATTCTCACCAGAAAATAGTTTAATTAGTTTAGAGTATTTTAAACCATTGAAATTAAATTGGATAGAAGTTGATGTAATCATGACTAAAGATGGTAAACCTATTATTTTTCATGATAAAAAATTGGATAGAGTTTCTAATTTTCAAGGTGAAGTTAACAAATTAACTTATAATCAACTTAAAAGTGTTGATATAGGATATAAATATGCTTTAACTTTTACAGGAGAAAGAATACCATTATTAAGCGAATTTATAGAAAAATGTAAAAAATTATCAATAAATATATTTTTAGAATTAAAAAATTATTATAATAATGAATTACATTTTGTTAATAATGTTTTAGAAATTATAAAAGATTGTGATAATATTAAAATAATACCTTGTTCATATTCCAGAAAAATAATAAAATATATAAATGAATTATACCCCAATATACAAAAATCTTTTATTGTTGATGAAATACCAAATGATTGGTACGATTTTGTTAAAACTAATAATTGTTATAGTATAAATGTAGCATATGATAGATTTAATTCGAATAACTTAGATAATATTAAGGAATGTGTTTCTAAAATACCAACATATTGTTTCACAATAAATAATTATGAAGATTATATAGATTTACAAGAAATTGGTGTTGAAGGGATTATAACAGATAATGCAGAATATTTTGCATTATATTAAAACCGTAAAAAATGATTTTTAAAGTAGTTATTTTACAATATAACTACTTAAAAAGTTAATTTATGCTAGTAATATACAAATGAAAAAAGGTCCTTTTCACGATAAAAAATGACAATTTTTACAATAATATAATTCATTAAACTGCTAAAAAAATAGTATCGAAAAAAAACAAAAAAAAAAAACGATTTTTTTTTGAAAAAAAATTTACGTAAAAAGTTTTTCTAATGAGCAGTGAGCAAATGAGGAAAAAACTGATAATGATTTTTCATATAAGATTTTTTTTATATTATTAATATAGTAATGTCTGAAAATTGCTCACTTATAATATATAAATGTAAGTATTGTTTTTATCAAACAAATAAGAAATATAATTTAATAAGACACCAAAATGCAAAACATACATATGATATTATAGAGAATAATAAACTTTCAATAAATGGAGAAAATGTACATCCAAAAGAAGAAAATGTCATCCCAAAAGAAGAAAATGTCATCCCAAAAGAAGAAAATGTCATCCATAACAAAGAAAATGTCGATTCTGGGTTTATTTGTAATAAATGTAATAAAAGTTACAAAACAAAAAAATTTTTATTAATGCATGAATTTAAATGTAATGGTTTAGATGATTTAACATGTCCTAGATGTATGATATCATTTGCTACAAGACAAAGTAAATCAAAACATATTATAAATAATAAGTGTAAACCAAGAAGCATTGTATATGCTAGAAAAATAATGAATAAAAAAGGAAATGGGGACAATATAACAAATATTACAATAAATAATATAAATAATGTAACTAATAATTATATAAGTGTAAATAATTATGGAAATGAACGAATTGATTATTTAAACTATGAAAAAATGTTAGAAATTTTTAAAAAGAAATATGATATACCGACTTTATTAACAAAAGAAATTCATTTTAACAAAGAATTTCCAGAAAATAATAATATTCAATTTAAAAATGAAAATAATGCATTAATTAAAAAAGAAAACGAATTTATTTTAAAAGATTTAAATACACTTGTAAATGAATTAATTAATGAAAAAACTTCACAAATGCAAAAATTTGCAATAGAAAATAAAGAAAATATATGTTTAAAAATGGATACACATTTATATGAAGATATTATTGAATTATTATTGAATTTTATATTATTAAAAGAACCATTTGGTTATTATAAAAATCAAATCAAAAATATTAAAGATATTATTAAAAATAAAATGTAATACTACTTAGAAATACTTAAGTTTGTTTTATTTTTTGAATATATAATAATTACAAATAATATTTATTAATTTATTTTGCATTTTTTATATATGAATACGATATAATCTACAAAATATTCCAAGCATAATAAATAATATAAATATATTTATTTTATCATTTTTAAATATCAGCTCAATTTAAACAATTTATTAAAGAGTTTCTTTCACTAATAGACATTTTTCCAACAAATCTATTAATCCAATAATTGCCTCCTTGATATCTAATTGATAAATTATTATTTTTTTCAACAAATTTTTCAAATTCTATAAATTTTTCTGTTTTATATTCTTGAGTTTTTGTTTTATAATATATATCTAGAATATAAATCAATATTAACCACTCATTATGTCTTCCAACAAATTGATTTAGTTCTAAATTATAATTAATTGCATTGATTGTATAATTATAACTCTTAATGTCATCTAATAGATTTTTTGGTTGTGATATTACAATTTTTTTATAAATTGTTTCAAGTAGACAATCTGGTAGTTGTTCCCAAATGATATTTACCATGATACAATTTATCTAAATTTACACAAAATCATTTTTTAATAATTAATTGAAAAAAACAAAACAAATTATAATCCTTTATTTACATATAATTTAAAGCATTATAACTAATATCTTGTTTAGGAATTTCAACTACTTGATAAGGCGATTCATTTAACATAGGACTTCTAAATGTTATATTATTTGGTATAGCGTAAATATCTCTAACTCTATCGCCAACAATAATATTATCTGTTAAAAATATTTTTACATCATTATTATTATTAGTTGGAGAAATATAAAATTCAGAAAAATGTCTATCTTTTTGTCTTCCAAATAATTTCCAACTATTATTACCGGAATCTCTTTTCGAATCTGTACTTGTTACATAACCTACTAATCTAAAAGTATCATTTACATTATTTGTATTAACATACATACTTCTATTCATAATATTATTAGTTAAATCAGTATGTGTATTATTATCAGATCTATTAAACGGTGGAAATAAATCATCTTTAACAACTCTATAATCTCTCATTATAGTATCTTTTCTAGTTACAGATGGTTTTGGTTTAGTAATATTATCAAATTGTCTCTGTGTCATACATATTTTATCATTATCTTGATTATTTGATTTAAATTTATTATATTCACCTATCATTTCTTGATGTTGTTTTTGTATCAAATTGTCAAAATAATTTAATTTATTATTTATTTCATAATTATTAGTGTTTTTATAATTGTTGATACGATTGTCATAATATTTTTGTTGTTCTTCGTATTTATAATCAATATTTTTATAAGATTGAAAAAAATATAACATAAAAGCAATTAATAAAACTATAATTATAAAAGTAATTGTTAAACATACACATAATTTTTTTTTTGTAACAATCATAACACTTCTATAAAGTAGATATAAATAATTTATTTATAGAATATAATGAACCAATTTTGTAATTCCCATGTTATAACATATTTAACATTTATTTTTTTTACTAATTCTAATATACTATCATAATCATGTATATAATAATATCGTTTAATAACTGTGTTTTTATCTAATTTCCAATCAACTAAATTAGGTCCTTTATTAAAATTTCTATAATCATTTTTGTTTTTTTTATTAGTTGTATTATTAAAATATATTTCTTTTGACCAAAATGATATTAATAATCTACCATTATCATTCAAACATTTTAATAAATTATTAATTGCTAAAATTTGTTCTTCTAATGTTTCTAGATGATGCAACACAGCAATTGCAATAATTTTATCATATTTTTTATCTAAATTCATATTCAATACATCAGAATAATAAACATTTAAATTTTTTGCAATACAAATATTTAATAAATTTGTAGAAATGTCATATCCTTCACAATTATAACCTAAATTATTTGCATAAATCATATTTTTACCATTACCACAACCACAATCAAGTAATTTATCATTATCATTATAATTTGATAAAAATAATTTAACATTGTTCCAAATTCTAACTCGAGATGTATCAAATGATTTATATATTAAATTATATTGATTTGCAATATTTTTATTATGTATATTCATTATAAATTTAGAATAAATATAAATTATATATCATTTTTTTATGATAATATAATATAGACAACTAAAAATGAAAAAAAAATTACCATATATTTTTATATTTGACATTGATAATTGTATTATAGGTAATGTAGAGTATCCAAATAAGGAATTAGAATTTTTAGAATTAATTAAAATGATATGTAAGAAAAAAAATATTGCAAATGTGTGTTCAAAAAAATTAAATTTTGTAAATGTATTAAAAAAAGGGTTATTAAGACCATACTTTGTAAATTTTGTAAAATTTATTAAAAAAAAATATAAAAATGTAGAAATATATGTATATACTAATTCAAGTTATGCATGGACACATGGAGGACTTGTAGAAAATATTGAAAAAGCTTCTAAAATAAAATTTAATAAACCATATTTTACACGAGAAAATTCATATCAATTGGATTATTATCCAAAATCATTATCAAATGTTTTTAAAATTATCATATCAAGATTACAAAATAAATATAAAATGTTAAAAAATAAAAAAGAAATATTAAATGTATTTAATAATAATGTTGTGTTTATAGATAATGTTAAGGATAATTTAAAAGATTATCCTGGAAAACAAATAGTATGTCCAAATTATCAATTTAATAAACCATATGATATTATAAAAAAAATAATGAAAAATAATAAAATTAAAAGTTCTGTAATGAATGATGAAGTTGTTAAAGAATATCATAAAGAAACTTTTAAAAGTCCTTTTAAATTTAAAGATACTACAATTAATGAATATAAAATACAAAAAATTAAATGGGCTTATTATAGTAAAAAAGATAATAATAATAAAAAAGATTATTTTTATAAAAATTTAATAAAAATAATAAAAAAGAATAAAATAAATAATTTTAGTTTTAAAAATATCGAATTAATAAATAATAAAATAAATTTAAAATAGAAATCAATAAATTATATGCTTTGTATAAAATGTAGTATGATTTTTAAAATTATATGATAATTCATAATTATCTGTTCTTCTAAGTTTTAAAATAATTTTGTTTGAATCTGTTCTTTTAAGTTTTAAAACAATTTTGGTTGAACTAACACTATTCAAATATATTATAATAAGCATTAAAATAATGAATAAATAATTCATTATTATTGTAATTATAATTTCATAATTTAAATATCAATTTTTTTTATTGATTCATTAAATTTTTACAAATCCAATCTATTTCATCGATATAATTTGTTGTAGGTTTTTCTAAAATAATAAGTGGATTTGTTTTAATATTTTTTAAGAAGGTTTCTAAATCTTGTTTTTTAATTAAACCAATATCAATAAATTCGTGTCTATCAACATTTGAACCTTTTTTAACTTTACTATTATTTAAATGAATAACAGAAATATATTCTCTAATTGTTTTAATTTTTTTATAATATTCGTTTATATCATAACCACTTGACCATATATGTGCAGTATCTAAACAAATTGTAAAATGTTTTTTTTCATTTAATGTAAATTTATTGTAAAAATTAATAAAATCATCTATATCAGTTAATAATTCAGTACCAGCTCCAGCGGGAGTTTCAAGTATAAGTTTAGTATTATAATTATTTTTTTTAATATAATCAATAATATATTTAATAGAGTCATACATTATATTTGTAGAATCTGAAATAGAATTAGTTGTATATTTACCAACATGTAAAACAACTCCTTCTGCATTTAAAATATTTGCGGCATCTAATTCTTTAGTTAATAAATTAATCCACCATCTATCTTGAATATCAACAGATCTTTTATTAATTTTAGAGTTAGCAAGATTAATAACATAAGAACCATGTACAACTAATTTAAAATTATTATCTTTTAAATATTCTTTAATATTTTTAGATTCTTTTAATATTTTATCTATATTAGGTAATGAAGAGTTCATAGGAGAAGATACAAATATTTGTAATGCATTACCATTATTATTACACATATTTTGTATAGTTTTCATAATAGTAGTATCTTTAGAAATATGAGCACCTATATATTTCATATTGATTATATATAATATAATAATATGAAATATAATCATTTTTTATCAAAAATACAAGTAGTATTAATATAATCTTTGGGCATATATTGATTAATATTATTATTTAAATCAATAAAACATTCTCTTTGCATTCTTTTTGAATATTTAAAAACAGTTCTTACTATTTTATCACTTTCAAATAATGATATTATAATAGTTTGTAAGGGAGCATCACCGTATCTATAATAAAATATATTTCCAGATTTATTAATATGATTAATAGTTTTTTTAACATCATTTCTTTTCCAGAAAGCAGTACTAGTAATAAAAAAATTATTATAATACATTATAGGCATATTAATTTCAATATTATCAGTAATTTCTTTGTTATCATTAATTATTTTATATAAATCTACAAATTTATTATAAAAAGTATTATTTTTATTAATATCAGTTTTAACAAATAATGTATCTATTATATTTTTTTTTTCTGGAAATAACTCCAAAAATAATTCTTTCATACCATAATTACATATACCACAATCAACATGAACAATATTTGACATATATATAGTATCTTTTTCTTTACATAATTTAAATAAATCTTGATTAATTGTCTCTTCTATAATACTATCATCATCTAATCTCATAACATAATCATAATTATCACAATATTTTGTAAAATGATTTAACCAGAAATTACACATTAATCTATATTTAGTATTACGCCAGTAAGGAACAATTTGTGAATTAATTGATTTTTCAAGTTTATCTTTATCAATATAATTAGGTAATTCAAAATCTTCTTTATCAATTATTTTAAAAGTAACTAAATTTTTGTAATCTCCTCTAATACCTCCTAAAATTTCTTGAATATCTCTTTCTTTATAATCACCTTCGTGTAAAATAATAATAGGATATTTATAAATATGATTAAAATTTTTGAATAAAAAATACAAAGAGGTTTTTAGATAAACTTTTCTTTCAATTGTATTTTGTGTTAAAATTAATATAGCAGCATTAATAGTCATTATTAATAATCATAAAAATAAAACTCTTATATATTATACATTATTTTGGCAATTGGCTAACCTATTTTCTAAACTTTGAATAATTGATTTTTTATTATCAAGATCTATTTCAAGTTCTTTTATTTGTGATAAATAATTATCATTAATTTTGTGTTTATTATTAAGTAAATGATTATTAATATTAATAAACGAATTAATATCAGTATTACTTAATTTTGTATTATAATATGTAAAATTATATAATGTCATATCTAGTTTACCATTTTCATTTATTATAATTGGCGTTGACCCTAATTTATATTCATTTAAAATATCAAATGAGAAGTTTTTATGCAAGTTATCAATTAATATAGTAATGCCTTCATTATGTAAATATGATAAGCTAATAATAATATTTTTCTGTAAGATATTTATTGGTATATTTGTCCAGTAAAACTCTTTATCTGCAAAATAAATATTAAGTGCAATATTATTACAATTTTTTTTTGTTAATATTAATGCAATATGACCACCATATGATAATGTATTATCATTTTGTGTAGTATGGTCAACATCTTTTTGTAAAGCCATTTTAAACAAACAATATTTTTCTCCAATATCCATACTATTTATTTTTGTTGTTAAAACAATAGTAAATTTAGCCAAACTTAAAGTATTATTGTTATTTGCAAATTGCATAGAAGAAGGACCAGTTAGTTGAATATCTTTTAACAATGCACCCATGGCATGTTTATTATTAGTAAGTTTTTTAATATTATTACTTATAACAAACCAAAATTTATTATTATCGTGATTACTTGATTTAAAATCATAATTAAAATTGTCGTACCATTTATTTGATGCATTATCAATATTTGTTTCTTTTTCAGTTGAAATTTGCATTAAAATATTTTCTTTTAATGGATAATTATCATATGTAGAACTACTATTTTCATTTTTTAATTCAAATAAAGAATAGCATTCGTTAATTGAAACAGATGCATCATTTGAATCATTAAGTGATAAAGATGCACTTCCTGTATTTTCTTGTTGTTTTTTTTCTATAGCATCTTCGACATCTTCAGCATCTTCGGCATCATATCGCCGTTTGAGATATTCAGCAGCATCATCTCGCCCTTTGAGATATTCAGCATCGGTGATGCGTTTTTTTTTTGGTCGCCATGCCATATCCGTTATATGTACCTTATCCACTTGTTGCTGATCTTCTGGTTTTTCTATCATAATATCTTTAAAAATATCAGGTTTATTTGTACTATCGTTATTATCTGTTATATTTTTATCATAAAAATTTTCATAATTATATGTATAATTATAGTATATTACAAAAAATAATGTTATAAAACTACCTAATAATATTCCAAATATTAATAATGTTTTATTATTCATTATATTACTATTACTCTTCTATATTATAAATAGTTATAAAAAAAAACATATAAAGAATTAGTATTAAAAAAATATAAATGGGGAAAAAAGGCGAAGTAGTTAATAATACCGATGTTGATGATGATAATAGTATTAAGTCAGATGATGATAATGTAATGGATAATTTAAAAGATTTAGTATCAAATTTAAATAAAAAAGATAAAAAAAAGAAATCAAAAAAAAAAGAAGAAGAAGAAATTGTAATTGACGAAGATGATACTGAAGAAGATGATTCTGAAGAAGATAATTCAGAAGAAGATGATACCGGTGAAGAAGATTCTTATGATGACAATGAATATGATTCAGATGACTCTGAAGAGGAAGAAGACGATGCATTATTTAACAATAATATAATGGCATTAGCATCGCTATTTCAAGAATCATTTTATGATAGTGAAGGAGTTTCTGTAGGAGAGTCGTTATCAAAAATAGCAAATTTAATGGAAAAATTTTACAATTTAGAAAAAAAAAAATATCAAAGTAACAAATAAATTATAAATTATAATTTCTTATTTTTATATTAGCATATCAAATAATTATTTATTATATATGTTAATATATAAAACAACATGTTTTTTTGGAACTAAAATTAATAAAAATAATATAATATCTTATGTAACAAAAACCGATTGGAATTCATTTATAAATTTTCATATTAAAAATAAAATCCCATCATTTACAACATCAAAACACATAGGATATTGGAATGGAGAAAAAGAATTAACATATAGTTTATCTGTTTATCATTCTAAAAATGATAATAATGTAATTAAAAATTTAAAAAGTATAAGTAAAAAATATATTGATATTTTTCATCAAGATGAAATAATAATTAATACTGTTAAAACAGAAAACATATATATAATTAATTAATATAAGAATCCCATTTTTTTTTATCTAATTTAATATTATTATTATTATTAATATTAATATTTTTCAAATATAAACCGTATTTTCCTAAATGTAATTCATGATTATCATCAATTTTTTTAGGCAATGATTTTAAAAATTTTATTTCATTGTCATTTAAATCATTAACATTTTTATTTTTCCATGTTAAATAAGATTCTATATTTAAATATCTATTATCGTTTTCGTGATAATAACAATAACCATATTTACTTTTTATAATGCCATCCTTTTTATTATTAATATTTGATTTTGTTGCATTTGTATATTTATCAATAATCGGTTTTATTTTATTATAAAATTCGTTTAAAGTAGTTGTTTTTGTCAATTCACCAATTGATATTTTATCAAGAGCGGATTCCATTTGAGAAGTAAAATCAACATTCAATAAAAATGGTATAATTGTTTCTAAATAATTAATACATTTTATTCCTAATTCAGTTGGAAGTAATAAATCTTTGGATTTACCCGATGTGTTTAATATTTTTTTTTTAACAATAATTTCTTTATCTATTTTTTTTAAATAATCTTTTAAATTAAGTTCAAAATTAGGATTTGAACCTTTTATTACATATTTTTTATAAAATAACTTTTCAATTATTGTAGCATATGTTGAAGGTCGTCCAATACCTTCTTTTTCTAATTTTTTTATCAATGATACTTCATTATATAATGTTTTTGGTTTATTAATATCCGAAATAAATGAAAATTCAATAGGTTTTATATTTTTTAAATTTTCTAAAAAGTCTTCATAATTTTCAATTTCTTTATTAAATATTATTAAATATCCTATATCTGTTAAAAATTTTTTATTTGTTTTAAATTTAAATTCACTTATTTCTTTATCAGTTGAACTAATATCTATCTGTAAATTTGTAAATATTGCTTCTTTCATTTGACATGATATTGTCCTTTTCCATATTAAATTATATAATTTATTATGATATTCAGTAATATCATCTTTATTTTCTAGATTTTTTATATTTGGATTTGTTATTCTTATTGCTTCATGTGCTTCTTGTGCATTTATAATCTTATTTTTAAAATTTCTAAAATAATGATATTGATTACCATATTCCTGATCTATATATTCTTTTAATTTATATTTAAAATCTTTTGATATATTTACAGAATCTGTTCTCATATAAGTAATATATCCTAATTCGTATAATTTTTGTGATAATTCCATTGTTTTTTTTGATGCAAATTTTAATATATTATAAGCATCTTGTTGTAATGTAGTTGTTGTATATGGAGGAGGAGGGTAATCATTTATATTATTTTTTTCATATTTAATATAAAATTTATTAGTTTCTTTTGTTAAATTATTTAAAATATTATTAATTATTTTTTCATCATTAATCTTAATTGATTGACAATATAATAAAATATTATTATTAGATTTGAATTTACCATTTAATTCCCAGAAGTTATTTATTTCATGATTATTTATTTCATTTAATTGATTTATACACAATAATAATGCAACAGTTTGTACTCTACCAACACTTAATGTATTATCATTAAATTTATTCCATAAAATAGGAGATAATTTAAATCCTACAATTCTATCTAAAAATCTTCTTGTTTCTTGAGCATTAACTAAATTCATATCAATATTAGTAGGATTATTTATAGATTCCGTTATTGCATTTTTTGTAATTTCATTAAATTTTATTCTATAAAAATTTTTATTTTTTAATAATTTTGATATATGAAATGCAATTGCTTCACCTTCAATATCTGGATCTGATGCTATATATATAGTATCAATATCTTTTATTAATTTTTTGATATTATTAGTAATATTATTTTTTGTTGTTATATAATTACCTTCCCAAGTTTCCGTATTAATACCTAAATCATTTTTAGGTAAATCACAAAAATGTCCTTGTGAAAAAGTAACAATATATTTATTATCAGAATTAGAATTTAAATATTTTGAAATTGTTTTTGTTTTTGTATAACTTTCAACAATAATCAAATTTTTGGTCATATATTATATTATATTATATTATATTATATTAAATAAATAAATCAATTTTTATATTAAAAAGATAAGAAGTATAAATAAAAAATGATA